CTTGTTGGCGTAGAAGAGGACGTTCGGCTTGGCCGAGAACGGGTCACGCAGGATCCGCAGGTCCGGGCGTTCCGCAATAGTGTAGGCCGCGCGGAAGTCGCCGAAGGCGATGGGATAGGTGTTGGCACCCACGTCGGGCATGTCTTCCGAAACCAGCACCGGATAGCCCATCAGACGCGCAGGCTCGTTCGCCGCCAGGCCGTCCGACCACATGAAGCGGCCATCCGCGTCCTTCATCTTGCGCACCGCGCCCACGGTCTTCGAGTTCATCACGAAGGCCGCATTGGCGCGGTAATCGGCGCCCAGCGCGTAGACCAGGTTCACGATGCAATCGACCGCGTTGGTCGTGGCAAAGTCCGCCGCAGCACCGGTCGGGATATAGCCAAGTTGGCCCCAGGCCCAGGACGCGTTGGCGACCTTGGTCGGCAAGAGGATCCCCTTCGGCTTGTCCACGCCGTCGCCGTTGATGAAGGCCGCAGCCTCCGCACGGATGAAGCGGGTCGCGATCTTCTCGGCAAGCCAGCCCTCGACGTCGAACGCGCTGTCATCCAAGAGACGCTGCGAAGCTTTCGGCATCGCCGCCAGCTCGTGCAGCTTGATCGAAATCCGCTCGATGATCGGGGTCGCGGTCTCGGTGGTCGCCGCGGTTTCCGTGGCCCAGCCCGAGCCGACCTCGGAACGGTCGACGATCACATCGAACGAGGTCGCTTCGACTTGCACGACATTGGCAATCGACCGCAAACTGGAAGTCGACAAAAGCAGCGACTGGATGCGCTCCGAGGTCTGCGGATCGACCAGATAGCCGCCGTCGGCCGCAACGGGCGAGGACATCGCCTTGCCTTCCAGGGTCAGGCCGCGCAGGCCGTCATCATCGCCCGACCGCAGATAGGCGTTGAACGCCTTCTGATGCGGGGCTTCAACCTCCGCGCGGGCCGAAAGCGCCGGGCGGCCATAGGACATCGTCTTTGCGTTCAGCATGGTCAGTCGCTCTTCCTGATGTTTCAGCGTTGATTTCACGTCGTCCTGAAAGCGGTTGAATTCGCTCAGGAACCCGGTCATGGCCGCCTTCGCCTCGGCGGCCGGCGATTGGGCCTGGGACAAACCTTCCCCGGCCCGAGCCTTCGTCTCGGTCATCTCATCTTCCTTTTCTTGCCAGTGGGACGCCGCGCTACAGCCCGGCCAGAGTGCGGCGCGCGTCCTCGAAGACCGCCGCCATGTCACGCCAGTCGTCGTCCAGGGCTTCCGCCTTGGCCGCGACCCGCGCCTCGGGAAGCATCGGGAAAGTCACCAGCGAGACTTCCCAAAGCTCCAGTTCCGACAGAAGGCGCTTGCCCTTGCCGTCACGTTCCGCCTTGACCGTGCGGTAGCCGATGGAAAGCCCGTCGATGGCCCCCGCCTGCAGCAGCGCCGCCACTTCGCGCCCCCGCTCTACCTCGGTCAGGATGCGCCCTTTGACCCAAAGGCCCGTGGCATCCTCGCGGACCTCGTCCCAGACCCCGATGGGCTGACCCGGATCATGCTGCCACAGCATCTTGACCCGGCCCTGCCGCGCCGCGAGCCGCTTGAGGCTGGCCGCATAGGCGCCCTTCTGCACGATGTCGCCGCCCTGGTCGGTCTTGCCGAACAGCGAGGCATAGCCTTCCACCACATGGCCCTCGGTCACCACCAACCCGTTTTCGGGCTGGTGGAACTTGCGCTCGGGCGCTCCAAAATCCGTCATCGCCTCACCTCATCGCTGCCTTGATGACCGCCTCGGCCATCTGCGTCAGAAGGAACGCCGCCACACCGTAGACGCCGACCCAGATCCGTTTTTCCAGCCGCTCCAGCGTGGCCTCGATCAGCCCCAGCCGATATTCCAGCCCCGCCCAGCGCTCTTCGGCCACGCGTTCGTTGGCCTCGATCCGCGCCGCCGCCGCATCGAAACTTTCGTAGACAAAGCGCGATCCGCCTTCGCCCCGCCGCGCCGTCATTCCTCCTCCGCCAGCTTCGGCAGACCCAGCAACATCCGCTTTTCAGCGACGGTCAGGAAATCGGCCGTGCTGACCCGCGCCCATTGCTGGTCGCGCTCGGAAGCCAGCGCCGGGACCTGGTCAAGATCGGGCTTCAGCTCCACCGCCTCACCGGCAAACCGCGACAGCCAGTGCGCCAGGTCCGCCATGACCTTCGTCGCCAAGGGCAGCACCGTCAGCCGGTAGAATGCCCGGTTCGCCTCCTGGTAATTCGAGTAAGTCGCGTCACCCGGGATCCCAAGCAGCATCGGCGGCACGCCAAAGGCAATCGCGATCTCCCGCGCGGCGGCTTCCTTGGTCTTCTGGAACTCCATGTCGCTGGGCGAGAACCCCATCGGCTTCCAATCAAGCCCGCCTTCCAGGAGCATCGGCCGCCCCGCATTCCGCGCCCCCTGATGGTGCGCCTCCATCTCGCTCACCAGCCGGTCGTACTGGTCCGAAGACAGCGAGGCCGCCCCATCCGCCCCCTTGTAGACAATCGCCCCCGAAGGCCGCGCCGCGTTGTCCAGCAAGGCCTTCGACCAGCTCGACGCGCTGTTGTGCACGTCCACCGCCACCGCCGCCGCCTGCATCGGCGAAAAGCCGTAGTGGTCGTCCATCGGATGGAAGGTCTTCAGATGACAGATCGGGCTCATCTCGCCCGTCACGTCATAGCGATGCGTCCGCCCGCTCACCGTGTAGTCATAGGCCACCGGCCAGCCATCCGCGCCCGGCACCAGGTTCATCCGGTCCGACCGCAGCACATGCAGCTCGCCCGGAACCACCGAAACCCCCGGCACCGCCTCGACATAGGCGTTCCCGGCCAGAAGGAGATAGCCATAGACCGCTTCCAGAAACTCTGCCCGCCCCTGCGCGCCGTTCGGGCGGCTGATCAGGTCCATGACCGGATGCGCGTCGAAGCGCTGCTCCATCGTCTGGCAGACCAGCGGCAGTGCCGCAGCCGCCTCTGCAATCAGCCGCACGACGCGGAATCCCACCGGGTTCCCCTGAAACCCCGTCCGCGTCAGGCTTGCCGTGTCGCGCGGGCTCCAGGCCACGCGGCCCGCATTGCCCCAGGCGATCACCCGACCCACGGCCGAAGCCTTGCGTTCCGGAACCGCCTCTACCGGCGCCTTCCGCAGAAAATCGAACACCATCGCAGCACTCCTTCATGCCCCAGGCAATGCCCGCCGATCCGGGCTGCCTGATGCGCCCGGCCATATGACCTGCCAAATCCCTAAATCCGCTAAAGCGACCGAACGCTCGGTCGCAGCCCGTGCAACGGGGTCAGCATCAGATCGGTCAGCGCCCAGACCAGCGCATCCAGCCGGTCCGGGGACCCCGCGCCCTGCCAACCAGCCGGCGTCATCTTGCATAGCTGCTCTTCCAGCTCTCCCAGACCGCGCAGGTGTCGAACCCGGCCCTGCTCGTACAAGGCCGCCACCGGTTCCGCCCGCAGCATCTTCGACCGCGTCGCATGGACGCCCCTGTAGGGCACCAGAGGGTCGATCATCCGGACCAGTCGCTCCACCAGATCGCCGCCCTGGTTCACCTCGGCCACCAGCCGGTCCGCCCCGTGCCGCTCCATCGCCGCCAGCGCCGCCCGCGCCCAACCCTCCGGCGTAGCACCCTTGACGGACGCATCCTCAAGCACCACCGCCCGCCAATCCTTGGGCTCGCCGCGCGTATCCGCGCCGACGACCACGATCCCGCACGCGTCGCTCGACTTCATGCTGGTCACCGGCGGGTCCACCGCAACCACGACCCGATTGAAAACCGGCGCTTCATCCACCCGCGCCGCCTCCAGCATCGCGTGCGTCCAGAGCGCCCCGTCCTCGTCCTCGACCAGCACGCCCTCCAGCTCCTGCCTGCCAAAGCGCGTGCCGCCATAGCGATTCTGCACTTCCGCAAGGAAGCTCTCCGCCAGATAGGCCCGGTTCGCCTCGGTCGGCGCATGGGTGATCACGGAAGACGGGTTCTTCAGGATCGCCTTCAGCACCCCCACATTGCGCGGTGTCGTCGTGACCACGGCCTGCGGGTTCTTCCCCAGTCGCAGCGCGAACTGCAGCTGATCCCACGCCTCAGACCCCTTCTTCCACTTGCCCAGCTCATCCGCCCAGGCGGCATCGAACTGTGGCCCCCGCATCGCCTCTGGCTCATGCGCAGAGAACACCTGCGCCACCGCCCCGTTCGGCCACAGAAGCTGGTTCTTCGACGCGAGCCACTCCGGCTTCCGGTCCGGCGGCGAACAGGCGACGATCCCGCTTTCGCCCAGCACCATCACATCCCGCACCTGATCGATGGTCTCGCCCACCAGCGCCACGCGCTTGCAGCGCCCGGGATCGGCCGGTCCCGCCCCTTCGACCTGCGCCCGCACCCATTCCGACCCCGCCCGGGTCTTCCCCGCCCCACGCCCGCCCATGATGACCCAGGTCTTCCAGGCCCCCCGTGGCGGCAACTGATGCGGCAGAGCCCAGAAGTCGAAGACCCAGGGCAAGGCCAGGAACGCGTTCTGGCTCAGCCCCGACAGAAACTCATCCACCTCCTCCGGCGCCGCGGAGGCAAGCCAGGCGGCGCCCGATTTCAGTTCGGGCACTTTCAAGGTCGAGTTCTGCACCGGCTCCGACGTGCCCGGCGATCTGCTTGCGGAGTTGGTCAACTTTTCCCCTTTCCTGCAGTACTTGCAGGGCCGTCGCACGTAGATCGCGGATGGCCGTCTGCGCTGCCTTTACTTCGGTGAATTCCCCGGCCCGCAATGCTTGGATGGTGCGATTCAGCTCCAAGACGGCCAGTTCGTACAAATTCTCTGCGGCCCCCAGCACGTCTTCCTGTGCGGGTGCGTCCTCCGTAAACCTCACTGTCATTCCAGGTCCGTCCACCCCTCATGCAGGCCCCGCACGAGAGAAATGAAAAAGCGGCCACAGGGGTGCACCCCGGGCCGCTTCGACACTTCTTCTAGCATGCCAAGATGTCTACATCAGACCGCGCGGCAAGTCAAGCCAAAAACTAATTGAAATCAGTGGTTTGCGGAACGCAAGCATAACGACTTGTTAACCGTCAGCCCCCCAGGGGCCTACTCGCCTTGGACACCGCCCTCGTCCGCAGCGCCCTTATCGGCTTCGATCTTGCGCCAGCGAGCCACATTCTCGTTATGCGCTTCCAGCGTCTCGGCGAAGGCATGCCCACCCGTGCCATCGGCGACAAAGAACAGATAATCCGTGCTGTCCGGATCTACCGCTGCCTTGATCGCCTCGGCCCCGGGGTTGGCAATCGGCGTCGGCGGCAGACCGTCGATGACATAGGTATTGTAGGGCGTCTCGCGGCGCAGCTCGCTTTGCCGCAGGCCGCGGCCCAGGGCCCCTTCGCCCTTGGTGATCCCGTAGATCACTGTCGGGTCGGTCTGCAGGCGCATTCCCTGCTGCAATCGGTTGATGAAGACGCTGGCCACCTGTCGACGTTCCTCTGGCAGCGAGGTTTCCTTCTCGATGATCGACGCCATGATCAACGCCTCTTCCGGCGTGTCATAGGGCAGCCCTTCCGACCGCGACGCCCAGGCCTCCGCCAGGATTCCCGCCTGCTTTTCCGTCATCTCGGCAATGATCGCCCCGCGTTCGGTTCCGCGTTCGACCTCATAGCCGCCAGGGGCAAGGCTGCCTTCGGGCGGCACCGTCTCCAGCGCGCCTTGCAGGAAATCCGCCTTCTTCAGCGCGTCCACAATCTGCCAGCTGGTCACACCTTCGGCCACGGTGATCCGGAACACCAGCGCCGGGTCGTCCGACACCTCCAGATACTCCGGCGGCAGCGGGTTCGCCCCGGCATCGAAGCGCGCGACTTCAGTATAGGAATTCGACGTCAGATCCAGCTCGCTCAGGACGACATCCGACTTCGTCACCCCGATCCGGTAGTTCAGGTCACGCCCGCAGGTCGACCGGCCCGTCGACGTGATCGCCTGCAGCACTTCGGACATGCTTGCGTTGGCCGGGACCATGTAGCTGCCGAACTTCAGATCATCCGCCCGGTCGGAATATTCCGCGCCGATCCGGAAGATGCGCGCATCGGTGATGGCACCGCGCTCCTCCAGGTTCCGGCTAACGGCCGACAGCGAGGCCCCCCGCTCCACCTCAAGGCAGATCGGCCCGGCCAGTGGCCCCGGAGCGACAAACTCGTTCCGCCCCCAGGCGACCAGAGCCGCCATCGCGATCAGGATCACGATGAACAGCGTCAGCGCATTCGAGGCAACGGACCGCCACATCGCCTAGCGCACCTTGCCCAGGACAAGGCTCGCGTTCGTCCCGCCAAAGCCAAAGCTGTTTGACAGCGCT